GAGTGTAAAAGATGCACTACTATATGGTAATGGATTTATTGAAGTGTTGCCAGACTTTAGTGAGGATGGAGTATTTACAGGCTTTGATATTCAAGTTGTAGACCCCTTTACTGTAATACCAGAGGCTTATGCAACTGATATTGATTTAAAAGATAATAATTACTATTTGTTTTGTGTACCGATGGGTCTTGATTCTATAGAAGAGCAGTTTGGTGTTAGACCAGGTGGTGAAGGTAATTTAGATGATTTCAGAGCATTTCAGTTAGAAGATGGCGAAGCTCATCACAATGATAGAAAAAATAACAAAGATATGGCTCTTATTATCGAATGTTATTATGATGACCCAGATAAAGAAAAATATCCAAATGGTAGACATACTATCATTGCAGGAGAGACATTATTAGTTGATGAACCATTAGAATTATATCGTATGCCAGTGTTTATGATTGGTAATTATAAATCTCCTCATCAATTCTGGGGTAGGGGCGAACCAGAGAATGTTAGAACTATTGTAAAAACTATTAATGAAACAATGTCTGCAGTTGCTGACAACATCCGTAAAGCAGGATTCCCGACAAGGAAAATAACACCAAGAGCAAAAGCAAAGGCAGTTAGACCAATTACTGGCAGACCAGGGGAAGAGATATTAGTTGATGACCCTAATGATGTATCATGGGAGCAGCCACCAACTATCCCATCTTATATACAAAACTTTGTGCAGCAGAATACAATGTTTATGGATGCAATCACTGGTATACAAGATGTAACACAAGGAAGGACTCCTGCAGGAGTTAAGTCTGGTAGGGCAATTATGGCACTACAGGAAGCCAGTCAAACCAGAATACGATTTAAGATTAATCAAGAAGTAAAGAAATATGTTCGTGAGATTGGTACTTACATGGTCAATCTTATGCAGATATATGATACTGAAATATCTGAAATAAGAGAGAAAAACCCAACTGGTGCGTATGAATTTATTGAATACAATCCACAAGGTGTATTTGATGCGCAAGGTAATGCAGAAGGATCACCAGAATTTGACCCTACTTCTGCTAAAAGATTAATGGATAGTGAGTTTGATGTTGAGGTGGCAAGTGGCTCAAGATACCCAGGTGGTAGATTGGCAAAGGAAGAACGAGCTATAGAGTTGTTTAGTCAAGGTATTTATGGCATTGAAGATGTTGTAAGAGCGTTAGATGAACCAGATAAACAGGATATAATTGAAAGATTCTATCAAAGACAAGGTATGGTTGCACCAGAGCAGCAGCAACAGGAAGCTGACCAAATGCAACAAGTAATTGAAATGGTGAACCAAGCAGGGTCTGGTTCTCCAGAAGAAGAGCAATTAGCTCAAATGATTATGGAACAACCTGATTTAATGTCCAGTGAGCAATTACAGGCATTAGACCCTGCAATCATGGAACGAATATCGCAATATATACAAGGGAGTCAAGCATAATGCCAAGTTATAAAGGTAAAAAGTTTTCTTACGATAAAAAAGGCTATAGTGAATACGCTAAAGCAATTAACGATACTAAAAAGAAAAAGAAAAAAGATAAGAAATAAGAGGAATATATTATGTCAGATGAACAGAATTATGATGATGTTGTTATAGAGGACTCTGATAACCTTTTTAAAGGTGATTCAGAGCAACCACAAGATGATGTCAAAGAGTCGGAACAGACTACAGAGTCAGCAGAGCCGACAACTGATGAAACTGAAGTAGTTGAGGAAAAAGAACCAGAATATGTGTTTACGGATGAAGATGGTGGTCAATTCACTATTGAAGAAGTAAATGCCTGGAGGTCTGACCATGATAATAAAAAATCATGGCAGCAGTCTAATACTCAATCTGCTCAAGAATTGTCAGAGCAAAGAAAGGCAATACAACCTATGCTTGATTTGGCGGGTAAACTGGATGGTAAGAGCGATGTCGTTCATACTATAAAAGAATACCTTAAAGATGAAATTGGTGATGGCGCAGAGCAACTTTTCGAAGACTCTTTGTCACTGGATGCAGAGAAAGTGACAAACCCATATGCCGATGAGAAAGCGCAGTTAGAAGCCGAACTTAATGATCTAAAAAATCAACAGAGTATGGAAACGATGGTTAAAGACTTTAAAAGAGATTTTAAAGTTACAGATAGACAGGCAGAAAAGACTCTTGATTTTGCAGTAGAACATTATGATAAAACAGGAAGGGCATTAAGCCTTGAGGAAGCTCATAAGATTCTTAAATCCGAGAAATTGGAGCAAGAGTTGGAGAAAGCCAAAAGGAAAGTGCCAAATCCACCTACAAAAGTCAACAAAACTCAAGGTGCAAAGGACATCTCTCAAAAAAGAGACCCAAATAAAAGAATGTCTTATGACGATGTTGATATAAGTGGATTTAACATCTTTGGATAACCCAATAAAATAAGGAAACACACAAAATGCCAACAGATAGTTTAGCAAGTGTAACCAGTTTAGAGGCTCTGATTCGTACAAAGTATATGTCCATACTTTACGACAATATTTTTGTTAAGAGTCATCCTTTAGCTGCAATGTTAAAAGAAAAGGCAAAAACATATAATGGTAGACAGATTGGAGTACCTCTTGAGTACGCTGATTCTGGTTCTGGTAATGTATACTGGGGCGGTCAACATGGTGCAACGGATTTAACTCCTGCAGTAATTGACCCATTTGTTCTTGCAAAGTATGAACCTAAAATGCTCACTGGTACTCTTCGAGTAACCAAAGAGGAAATGCTCATTATGAATAGTGATGAAGCAGTTAAAAATGTCGTTAGTTCAAAGGTAAAGAACCTCCAGAAAACTCTGGAAGCTACTTTCTCTACAAACTTACACGCTGCATCTTCTGCTTCTGGTGCATGGCACTCTTTGAAGGAAGTTGTTAGTGCAATTTCTACAAATACTACTGAATCTCCTGCAATTGGTGGGATTACAGTAACAAGAGCATCTGGTAATTATACTGCGGGTGAGTTCTGGCAGTCTCCAGTTGTTGATGCAGAAGCCTTACATG